GCCCGATGCCGCGCCGCCGCCGCAAAAACCCGTAAATACTAAATCTGGGTTGAAGGCTGACCAATAATCATTTAGGATAAAATAAATTCCAGACGTCTGGAATTTCCCATATTCAAGGTTATGGAGGGGTACTGTGTCGGGTTACATGGAATTATCGGCGATACATGCGCTTGTTGACAAGGTGGCAGGTGATAATTTTTACGGAACGCTTACGGTAAAATTTGAGGGCGGAAAGCCAAAACTTGCCTATGAAGAGCGGGTATATAACACCGAAAGCATAGCCGATGTAATGAACAGCCCTTCTGTCGGGGAACATTCGGCGCTGCCGAAATCAATACGACCTATTAAAAGACACTTAGCCATAAAGAAAACGGGGGGATAAATGGCGGTTGTTTGCCCCGATTGCGGGGAAGAGGTGAAATTCATCCCCTCCCATGGGAGGCAGGGTATCTTCATGGTTGACACCGAATCCGATACCCTTATAGGGGAAAAAGGGCGGGTACTGACCGGCTATAGGGTGCATAAATGCCGGAAACCAAAAAACAGGGGGGATAGACCCCGGAGGACAGAGTAATGTCAACGCCGAATAAGCAGCTATTATTTTCCCTGTCAAAAGACAAGGGGGATTTTATTATACAGGCGACAAAAGGCAGCGGGGCCGGAGGACAAAACCGGAATAAGCGGGAAACGGCTTGCCGAATAGTACACCCGGCATCCGGGGCGGTAGGTTTCTGTCAGGAAGAGCGGCATTTTGAAGTAAATAAACGCCGGGCTTTTGCCAGATGCACGGAAAGCCCGGTATTCAAGAAGTGGCTCAATCTTAAAATAGCGGAAAGCCAGGGATTATTAAGGGATATTGACGAAAAGGTAGACCGGGCGCTGCGGCAAGTAAAAGTAGAGGTTAAAGACGAAAATGGCCGCTGGGTTGAAGCGGGGAATGATTATCAATGGGATGACGGGGAAGGTAAAACGGCATGAATGGCAGACAATTAGGAGGGATTGGCGCATGGAAGAGCAACCGGGCCAGACCCTACGAACCAATATAAAACGCATTACCCGGTATGTTACAGACCAAATAACGGGGTGGGGGTTTGATGTATATTTGACCATTTCCCATACAACAAAATCCCGTTATATCGAATTCCGTATGGGAAAACACCGTAGTTTTATAATCAGAATATCAGATCACTATACCAACCGGCGACATGACTATGATTATGATGTTTTTACCAGCGCCCCCAGAAATGGGGCGTTTAATTATATGGATATGCTTTCCAGCCTTAAAAACAAAGTGTTTAGGGAAAGCCAGAATGAAACGGGGTAGGATATGGCAGCAAAAACATTACCCCGGAAACTAACAAAACCAGCCGTAAAGCCCAAAACAACAGCGAAAAAAGCCCCGATAAAGACAACGAAAAAGCCGGTTAATAAGACGGCGGCGAACAATAAGACACTAGAAAAAACTAGAAAGAAACAGGTTGCGCCAATCCTTGAATCTGCGGATGATACATCCCTGCCTGATGCCGGCATAGATTTTTGCGGGGTAGAACTTACAGGAAAACAACGGGATTTTCTAAAGTATTACATTACCCCAGGGCAGCCGTGTTTTCATAACGCTTTACAATCAGCGTTAAAGGCAGGGTACAAAGAAAAGACAGCTAAGACGGTGATATACGTTCAGCTTCGGGGCAATGATTTTCAAAAGATCATAAAGACAAATGAAAACCTTATACACCATAGAATCCACGAATCGGCAATGAGAGCCATAGAATTAAAGCAACATAGGGCTTTTTTTGATCCAGTGGATTTTTTTGAAAAGAAAAAGCAAAAACGATATACAAAAGAGGGCGGCGAATACGAGGTAGAGGTAATGGACTTAAAAGACCTTGCCGATATGAGCCTTGAACAGCGGATGTGTATAGACGGCATAGACATAAAGGGCCAAGGGGCATCTATTCCGGTGTATGTAATGGCAGACAGGGAAAAAAACCTAAACGATATTATAAAAATTGACAGCGAACTTTCAAAGGGCTTAGGCAGCAATAACGAGGAAGAGACGCGGGAGATCATTATGGAACGCATAACCATAAGGGAAACACGGAGGGCAAGCCGCCCTATAGAGGCTGAATATGAAATTGTAGAACGTCCAACATTGGAGGGTAAGTAAAAATGTATAGCCCCGATGATAAATTAAGGTGGGCCGATGCCTTTTTGAAGTATAACGAAGAGCCGGTAGAGCTTGACCTATGGCAAGAAATTTTTATTAAAGACCCAAGCCGGTTCATTCTTTTGTTGAAAGGGCGGCAAGAGGGTTTTAGTTTTGCGGTATCCGCAAAGAAATTCATCGAATTGCAGGACCCGGATGTAAAAAATATGACGGTACAGATTGTTTCGTACAACCTTATGGATGCCGTGGATAAGATACGGTACATCTCAATAATGGCACATAGTATGCCGGAAAAATACCGAAAGAAAATAGCCTATGAGACAAAAACAAGCATTGAATTTCAGGATAAAGGCGGGAAAACTACCAGCCGGATTATTTCTATCGCTTGCCGCCCTCCACGGGGGAAACCCGGCGATGTTGTACTCGATGAATGTGCTATTTACGGAGCCAGAAAAGCAAAGATAATATACACCGCCGCCCTGCCGTCTATTACAAGGGGCGGTACAATAACCATAGGCAGTACCCCGCTGGGTATGATCGGGATATTCTACGAAATCTACACCAATAAAGAGAAGTTTGAAAATTACCACCGTTACACGGTCCCATGGTGGCAATCATCGGCGCTATGTACGGATATTGAAAAAGCCCGGCAAGCCAAAGTAAAAGAAATGGATACCCTGGAACGTGTAGAACTTTTTGGAAAGGATATACTAAAAGAGGAATTAGCGGCGCTGGACTTTGAATCATTTCAACAGGAATATGAGTGTGTATTTGTTGACAGCGCCGAAAGTTACATATCCCTTGACTTGATACATGCCAACACCCCCGGAATGAGGGAACACGATAGAATGACGGAACTTGCCGAAGGGGAGGGAGAGCCTTTTGAAAACGGAGGAGGTGAAATCCATGTTTTTAAGACAGCAGATGACCTGTTATCCACATATTCAGCGCTGGGACGGCAAGCCATTGATAGGTACGGTCGCTTGTATATGGGGTATGACGTGGCCCGGCGTAGAGACGCTGCGGTAATTTTCGTTATCGGTCAACTGCCAAACGGCAAGAAAATATCCGTTGCGGAAATCGAAATGCGAAATGCCAAATTTGAATTCCAGCTTGACCAATTCCGCAAGATAATGAGGAGTCTGCCGGTACAACGGGCTTGTATTGACCAAACCGGGCAAGGGGAACCGCTATGCGAAAGGTTACAAGATGAATTTGGGGCTTCTAAGGTGGAGGGGGTAATCTTTAATCTTGAATCAAAGGGAATTTTAGCCCTTAATGTCAAAACAGGGCTTGAAAGATCGGAATTTTTATTACAGAATGATAGCAAGTTTCACCGCCAAATCCATAGCATAAAGCGGATACCTACAGCCGGAGGGAATTTCCGGTATGACAGTGAAAGGGATGAGGACGGACATGCGGATAGTTTTTGGGCATGGTCGCTGGCTAATCATGCAGTTGTTGGCGCGGTAAGCACGGCAAGCAAGCAAGGGTTTTACCAGAAAAGGGCAGCCCAAAGAAACGGGAAAGAAATCATTAACGGGGGTGCAGCGCTGCCAGAATCGCCCCAGAGGAAAGGGAAAAGCTACGAAGCACTTATGAGACAAATGGAGCGGGAACTAAAAAAATAGTTTTCAGCCGGGGGATATATGGCAAGAAAAAGAAAGAGAATACCAAACCCAGGGACAAAGCCCGCAACGGTACAGAAGGCACAAAGTCCCCGGCAAGAAGATGTTGATGTAGACAAAACAATCCGAAGGCAACAGGCAATTAACCGTCGCAATGAACGGGTATGGCGGCAAACACGAAACGCCATGGGATATAACGGAACCGATTCGCGCCAGAGAAAAGACGGGCTGCGGTCAATCTTTTATGACCCTATGATGCTTGATACCAACCACTACGGAACGGTCAGAACCATAAATCCCTATTATGGGCGGCATATATCATACAAAATACTCCGGGCGGTATCGCAAAAAGCGTGGATATTAAATATATGTATTCTGAATGTTATCCGAAAGATACGCCCTTATCTGAAACCGTCAACATCGGAAAATCAGCGGGGTTTCAGAATAAAGAAAAAAGATGTTGAAAAAATGTCCGATGCCGAACAGGAACGGGCAAAAGAGCTTACCCAGTTTTTTATGAAAACCGGCGATGTTGACGATAGGGACCGTAAAGACGATCTGGACAAATACACCACTAAAATTATGCGTGATTTATTCCAGCTTGATCAAATATCAACAGAGATACAGCGTACCAGAGACGGGGAGGTATGCGCTTTCTGGGCTATGGATACGGCAACCATTGAAGTAGCATTGCCGAATGAGGATGAAATCGACTATGTTCAGGTAATTTACAATGTACCATACGCTTATTTTACCGATGATGATATGATTTTCGATTGCATGAACCCACGGACGGATATTGAGAAAGCCGGTTACGGTTATTCGCTGGTAGAGCAAGCCATAGACCTTATAACATCGGCGATTAACACGTTCATGTATAACGCTGGATTTTTTCAGGAGAATAAACTGCCCCGTGGTATTTTACTGTTACAAGGTGATGCCGATACCGAAGAGATAGAGGAAATCGAGGATTACATAGCAAACTTGTTATCGGGTCCGCCAACCGCGCAATGGCATGTTCCAATAATCCCCTCCGGCAGGCCGGACGGATCAGCGGAAGGAGGTAACCGAAAATTTGAATGGATAGACCTTCATGGTACAAGCAAAGAAATGGAATTCAGGGAATGGTTTGACCTACAGCTATCCGGTGTGGTATCCCTTTTTGGTGAAACAATGGAAAGCCTGGGGCTTCATTCACAGAAAAGCCAGGCGCTTATCGGCGCGGATATTACCCCCAGAGTAGAGTCAACCAAAAGCCTGGTACTGGGTGATACCCTTACATTCCTCCAGAAACATTTTAATCAAATTCTTGAATTCAAAGACCCGGAGTACGAAGTCGAAATTGTAGGATACGAAAAAGACGATCCGAAAATAACAATCGAAATTGACAAGGAAGAGGTCGGAAACTGGAAAAGCATAGACGAAAAGCGTATTGAAAAAGGTCTGGAACCATTTGAAAAGCCGTGGTCCCAGGTTCCGCTTAATCCTTATGTTTTACAGCTTATGGGGCAAGAGCAAGCGGGGCCATTCGGCGGCGATATGGGCGGCGGAGAATTCGGGGAAGAGGAAGAGCCGGGCGATATGGAAGATGAAACCGAAGGGGAGGAAGAGGACGAAGGATCGGCTGACGGCGCTGGATGGGATGAATTGGAGGAACAGCAGGGCGGCGGAACAGAAGATGAAAAAAAGCCTGTTGAAAAATCCATGAATAAGCGGCGTTTTATGGAGATAGTGGTATGAAGTATATATATCATGTGTGTATTCAATTTGTTAAAACTGATTCCGGTGTGCAAATCACTAATTGGAATACCCTTGTAACTACAGATAAGAAAATTGTCAGTAGTGATCATTATAATCAAATGAAGCAGATATTGTGGGATGATGCGGGCAAGGATATACATTCCAGTTACAAAAAAGAAAATATGTGCATAACATCGCTGTCTTTTTTACATGAGGTGGATGAAATATGAGTAAAAAAGCAAGAGGCGGAATAAAAACGGAAGCCGTAGGTAGGTATTTTGTACACGGAGAAAGGACTTGTGAATTATCAAAAAGAATAGGTGAAAAAGCAGGTCATTTTAATATTTTATATGAGTATGATTATGATGTTCATAAAATGTTGGTTCTTGCCAATGAGATTAAAGATATGGCGGAAACCTTAGTCCTTGCTACTCAACATATCGCAGACAGCAGCCCGAAAGAGGCGGAATAAGGCGTGGTTAAATGCAAGAGGTGTTTTTAGATGAAGTGGATCAGGCTTTTTCAAATTTTAAGGAGAAAATGAGAAAGTACATGGATTATCTGAATTATCTTGAAACAAAGGTAAAGGCAGATAGCTTAACGGCAAGGGAAAAGGAAATGCTTAAAAAGCATGGACGGAGAAAAAAGAAAGGGTAGTAGCATGAAAATAGCCATTGATTTTGACGGGACGTGCGTTACGCACGAATACCCGAATATAGGGCGGGATATAGGCGCGGTTCCCGTGCTGAAAAAACTTGTCGC